GAAATGTCGTTTTCCGCACAGGAAGTGAGCGGTGTGGTCGCCACCACCGCTATACGTTTTCCTGTTTATCTATCTGTTTGTCGTTTATGCTCCAGAATTGCGCCGCGCCTTGTTTGCTTGCTTGCTTGTGTGTGTGTGTGTTGTGCGTGCATTGTGTGTGTGTGTGTGTTTGGGAATGCCCCATAAGGGTAAGAAGCGTGCCGCGAAGGCCGCCGCAAAGAAAACAGCGGTGGTGGTCGTCGCCCCACAGAAGCTCCAGGGGAAGGGTAAGTATACGGTGTCTCGTGCGCCGTTGGGTGGACGTTTGTCAGGTAAGGGGAACTATCTCTTTGACTGGCTCGGACAGGGCATTAAGCATGGTGCTTCCTGGCTCGGTGAGAAGGTGGGTGATTGGATTAGTGGGCTTGGGCCGTACCATGTGCGGCACAATGTCGTGCTATCCAATCAAGCACCGCAATTCACTGCTGGCCAAGAGGGCACCACTGTGATATGCCATACCGAGTTTGTCTCGGATGTGGTCTCGACCTCAACGAACTTTGCCGTGGTGTTAAGCCAGGCATCTGTCAACCCTACCAACTCCCAGTTGTTCCCCTGGCTAGCTGGGATCGCTGCCAACTACGAGGAGTACCACTTTGAGGGCTTGTGTTTTTATTACAAGCCGACGAGCGGTGCTGCCGTTAGTAGCACGAACCCATCGTTGGGTGTGGTGATTGCGGCGGTTCAGTATAACCCGTATGACACGGCATTTACCTCCAAAGTTCAAATGGAGGCATACCAGTATGCTGTGTCGGCGGTGCCTTTTGAACCAATGCTGATTCCAGTGGAATGTGACCCGAAGCTCAACCCTGTCTCTGAGCTGTTCTGCAACCCGGCATCGACGGGCGACCTGCGCTTCACTGAGCAGGGCGCATTGTCGGTTGCCATCTCTGGGCTGCCGAGTAACTCCCAGACTTGCGGTGAGCTCTGGGTCACTTATTGTGTGCGTCTGTTGAAGCCCAAGTTGCCGCCTCCCGGGCTGGATGAGACTATGTCCCATTTCAGCTATTCTGGCAATGGTGCTTCGTTGAACACGATGCCGACCGTCACGCCCACTAGTGGGCAGACGAGTTTGGCAGCGTGGCTCACTAATGGCCTAGGCTTGACGGCTGCCTATACGTTGACTAATGGTCCTGGAATCATTTTGTCTGGATTTAATGTCCCTGGATATTACGGATACTTTTTCTGGACACAGGACTCTAGCGCCGGGAATGTGTCGTTGACTGCCACCACCACAAATATGACGGCAGTCAACAACCTTTCTGGCTCTGCTACACTGAAAAGCAACAGCGGTGAATCTGTCGCCAATGCTGGTGCCACTCAGGGTAGTCAGATGCAGTTTTTTAGTATATCGTCTACCCAGGCCGCCAGTGCGCCGACTGCGACGTTCAAGGTGTCTTCAAAC